AAATATTTTATATTTTATTGTGTTATACGTTGAAAGAACACAGTCTTAATTTAAATTCATTTAAAACAATAATTATAATTGATTGTTTTTGTCTTAAATTTACAATAGTTTTAAATCTAACTAATGTATTAAAAATAATTATTGAAAATTTTGTAGAAAATAGAGGAATATTATGATAATTGTAGAATAATAATTATTACTGCTACGAATGAAAAATCTGTTTAGCTGAGGTGGTTTGCCTGCTTGAAGAAAAGCGAACTGAAAAAGAACTTTCCTTAAATCAATTGGCTGAAAAAATTGGGGTTAGTAAATCTTATCTATCTAAGATGGAAAAGCACCCTGGTGCTTGTAATCCAACTGTAAACGTGATTTTTAGGTTATCTAAAGAACTTGGAATAAGCTCTTACAGAATCCTACACTACTTCAAACAATATTATAGTTTTGATAGTGAGGAAGACCAGGATAATTAAATATCTTGGTCTTTAAACAGGTTTAGGTAATTCAGTTATAAAACTAGCTATACCATTTGAATATTGAACTATATTAAAAGATGGATATTTATATGTCTTGCTCATTTCTTTTAAATCTTCATATTCAAAATTGTCTATTTCATCTTTAAAATATTCAAAGTCTTCTTTTATCGCACCTTTAAGTAGCATAAAGCTGCATCCAGCACCTTTTAAGCTATAAATTGTTTTCTTATCTAATTGATCTAAGTATTGCAATGCTAAAACTGGTTTGAATCCAAACTTTCTACCTTGAGTTAATTTACTTTCTAAAAATCTTTCTGCTGTTTTAGTTTGACTTATTTCATCTATGATTATATGAGTTCTTCGTTGCGTCTCTGATAAATCCCCTCTTAGCTCACATGCCAGCCATGTTTTAGTAATAAAGAAAGTAGTAATAACATTCTTTGCATAGTCTTTAAATTTACTCTGTGGCATACGTATTAACACAACTTTTCCTTCTTCTGTAGCCTTAGCAAAATTTATATTATTCTTCGGATTTTTCTTAAACATCTTTTTTAAATAAAAATCTCTCATAAGCAAACTTATACGATCAAGAATTCCTTCTATTTTACTATCCTTAGTTCCACACTTTTGGCTAGGATTATCTTTTGTAGCTTTTGTGTATTCATCTAATTCCTCTAAGGCTTGTATTTCTTCCTCAAATTCTTCTTTTAATTCAGTTGGAATACAATTATTAATTGATTCTTCTCTAAATTTATAATCTTGCAAGCACCTTATAACATCTTTCAAGGTAGTGTTTTCCTTCATATATATAACATTAGCTGCCGCACTCAAATAACGGCTCATTTTAGGGCTCAAAGGTTCTCCGTTATCATTTATACTATCTACTAATTGTATTGTCATTTCAGCTTTTTTATTAGCTAATGCCTGCCTTTCAAACAAAGATATATTTTCTGTAAATTCAATTTCATTGTACGATAAAGATTGCAGCCCTTCCTCTGTACTTAAATCTAATATTATTAAATCTTCTTTAGGTACTACTTTTTCAATAGTTTTACTGGCTTCATTATTCCTTATAAAATCTATGTGTACTATACTCTCTTTTCTGGATAAACAATCTTTGGAATAATGACATAAGTAAGTTGTTTTCCCTCCACCTTGCCTTGCCAATAGAACTAAACCTAATGATCCTATGTCTTTATGATCTTCAAAATAAGTTTCGAATGACTTGCCTTTGAATTTATTAGTTCCTAATGTAATATATCCCTGCCTTAATTGCTCTGGTATTTGAACTTCTTCTACATTCACGAATTTTAATTTAAATTGATACAAAAGGCTTCTTGCTGGAATTTGTAAACAAGTGCTTCCCGCTTCTTCTACACTCATAGTATTATAATCTACTCTATAATCAGTTTGTTCTATATTCTTAAACTTTTTTCTTATCTTCTTTTTTACCTTTTTATATATAAGTTCGTTATCTTCATCTAAAACCCTATAGGCTTGGCATGTACTCAAAGCATTATTAGTTTTTCTTATATTGTCTTGGCTTTCTGAAAACACAACCATTTGCGTATCTAAAACAGTAGATTCTTTTTTCTTTTTTGTAGCCGCTGAAAGCTCTTTCTTATTTTGCATATAACCTATAACTACATCATATATACTTCTTTGTTGTTGTTCTGGATTACCGCCTGTAAAATCATCAATAACACGAAACAAGTCACTGATAGTTTTAGTTAAAAACAATACACTCATTTTGAAAATGTATTCTGGTGATGTTTGCTTTTTATCTACTATTTTATTTTCTTTTAATTTTTCTATAGTTCCTAAGTATCTTTCTAACCATGAAAACTGGCTTATAGGTAAGAAATTATATATTATTGTTACTCTATCATCATCTTTCAAAATATCCATTACTGACAAAATGGAGTTTAATGGTTCATTTGATTTCTTATCTACCTTAAGGCTTAGTGCATCTTCTTTTTTGTATGATAATTGATACATTTCGGCATTGTCTGAGATAGGTTTTATTGGTTCCTCCAACACTTCAACTGTAGCTTTATTCCATATCTCTGTTATTTTCTCAAATAGCATATTCAAATATACTTCAGGAACTAAAAAATAAAAACTGCAATCATTATTTTGTATATCTATAATGTAAGAAATTTTAAAAGTTGTTTCAAAGAATATCTTCCTTTGTTCTCTTCTTATTCTTCTATCAAGACTTTTGTAGGTAAGGGCAATAAATTTGCTTAAGTTATCAGAATTGTAATTTCGAATTGATTTATGGCTTGTAATTTTAATATAACGGTAGGTTGGCTTTACTAATTCAAAGTAATTGCTTAATTTTAGACTTTTCATGCTTTTATAAAACCTCTAAGTGCTTGTAGTATAAAATACAATATAAATGATCCTGAAACGTATTTACCAGCCTTTCTATTACCGCCTATATAAAAAGCTAATGCTATTAAACAAATTATAGGACAAACTATATCAGAACTCTCTAAAGCAAAATTTCCTATAGATTTTAATATATATATCATAAAGCCAGAAATTTTATCCTTTATACTATCAGAAACTTTATCAAATCCGTTTTGAATTGCATTAGATATACTTTCATTCATAATTAAACTCCTTATACATTAATTCCGCATAAATGTGCTATCCATGTAAATACTCTCGGCACTAAACAAGTTCCAACTGTAGCAGCAAGATATTTCATCACAATACTTCCTACATCTGAACTTCTATTTCCAATCAAGGATTTTGCGATTTCTAACAAGCACATGACAATACATATAATCACAATACAAACCTGTAATACCATTACAACTTCGCCTTTTGCACTCCTTAGTTGCTCCATTTCATCAGCATAAGCACGCATATGCATATTCATATAAGCTATTGATGTAATAACTGCTGTTTTTAGTTTTGGATTCTTCAAGATTTCTCCTGCTATCTTATCTAACGTATCTAAATCTAATTCTTCTAACGTAAGGTTTCCTCTCTGAATTTCCATAAAGTCATGGATACTCATGGTAATTTCTTTCATTTTTCAAACCTCCATCGAATAATTATTTGATTTTTGTAAATAATAAAGATATTAATAAAAAGTGAGGTGATTTCAATGTTCACATTTACTTTAGGTGCAATTGCATTTTACACTGTTGCAGTAGGTGTTATAACTTTTCTGTAAACTAAGTTAAATCTTAATTTATTCTTAAAATTAATCTCCGATATATAAAAACAGGAAACTTTTTAAAACTTGTAGCATATGCTATTAGCGTAAGCGAAGCGCAGCAAGCAGAGCTGATAGCTCCTTAGCCTAAGTCTATTATTTTAGATTTAGGCTTTTTAAATGGCTTATTTAGGTAATATAGTGTACTTATTAGCGCAATAAATAAGATACTCGTTAAAATTGATATTTGACATAGTTTTAAATGTTTCTGAGTTCTTATTCCAATCTTTTATAATATCAGTTATATTTGCTTCAGGCTTTGTCTCTGATTCTTTTTTATTTATTTTTTCATTGCAGTCCTCTCCTATATATCTTTAATTTTCCTTCTATATTTTTCTGGATAATATATCTCTCCAAGCACTTGTTTTAATTCTGTTCCTCGGTCTTCCAGTTCGTATAAACGCTTATACAGTTCTACTTCTTTTGTAGACGTAGTTTTGAAACTCAATGGTATTATTAAAGGCTTATCCATTCCTTAACTCCTTTTTAATCAATCTTTAGTTAAAATATATGCTGGCTTTTTATAAAAGTTGCCAAATATTTAGCAAAAATATTTTATTTATTTCTTTATTACTAATATTAGTATTTTAGATAATAAAAAAGGCACCTAATCTTCAAGGTACCAAATGTCATCTACCTTTCGATTAAGTGCTTTAGCTATTATCAACAACGTTTCTATATTGCCTTGAACCTTCCCTAACTCTAATGAATTATATGTGCTACGCTTTATTCCCAATAATCTAGCAAACTCAGTTTGGTTCATCATATATTCTTTCATTCTAATTTCTTTTAATTTATTCTTTACGCCCATAACACCACCTCAATGTATATTTTACCATATTGTGGGAATAATTAAAATATCATTATATTGCGAGGTATATTATGGATTTTATTTCAACTAAATCTCATTTCTATATTGTACTAGCTATTGTAGTTGCTACTTTGACTTTTACTGGATATGTAGAACCTTTAGTTTTATATGGTATATTGATAGATAGAATAATTATATATTCAACAAAAAGCTAGGAATTTAACCCTAGCTTTTTTATTTATGCTATTTCTTCAATCTTTCCGATATATCCAATGCACTCATCATATTCATCTTTTAATATATAACACCAGTCAAATTTCTCGATTATATTCCCTGGCCTTCTTATTGTTTTTAATTTGTCTTTATATACACCTACTATTCCACCTTTAAAAAATATCTCTAATTCTACATCATCATAGCTTACAACATTGTATATATCGCCCTTTACATACAAGCTATTTTTATAATAAAAAAATGTTCCTTTTAGTAACTTATCTTTTAATTTATCTACATTCATAATATCAACTCCCTTGATTTTTAGGAGCCGCCTATGCTATACTAATTTTGCAAAATGGATTAGGTAGTAGCTTCGGCTGCTGCCTTTTATTATTTTCTTTTATTTCCTTTTTTAATAATGTTGATTAGCTCTTCTTTACTCATGTTTTCATAATCTTCTATGGTGGATTTAACTATTTTCTTTACACCTTCAGGTGATAATAATATTGGCTGCCTCTCTCCTAGCCTCCTATATTCTATTCCTTCTTGCAAATTTTTTAGCCTACCATGCAATGTTTGGCGAGAAATATTATATTCATCTGCTACCTCTTGTATTGTTTTTATATCTTTTAGTTCCATAAAATCACCTCCTACCTGATAATATAAATATAATACATCTGTTTCCAATTGTCAATACACGTGTATCATGTTTCTAAATTAATCATAAACCTGTATTAATTATATACAAAAAAATAAAAGGGCATAGAAATTAATCTATACCCTTAAAATTTCTATATATTAAATTATCACTATCCTATAGAATAAAACCAACTTCCTAACGTCTCTTTTAATTCTAAGCATTTGCTCATAGGTAAGTTTTGAGTCTCTATCCATACGCCCTTCTCATTCCCTCTAAAATAACACCTAATATCTTTGAAGTATTGGAGTACATAATTAGAATCAACACCTTCAAATTCATTATTTCCTTGATAACCATTAGGTAAATAGTTTGTAACAACATATCCAGTAGTTTTATTTAATATTCCTTCATTAAACTCATTCATATCACAATCTGTATCTATACCATCTACACGTCCTGTTTCAGAATATTGATGGCCTACTCTATTAGTAAAGAAATTAGAATTTAATTGCCATGGAATATTATTATAATTTGCTTCCCATAATGGATAATCCGCAATTCTACTATCTAAATTATCCATGAAACTAGTATAAGTATAAATACCTATTTGCATATTAGATAGCTCTTTGAATTTAGCAATGAACCTTAATATATAATCCATTAGCCCATCAAAATTAGTTTCTACATCTAGCATTGGAATAAGATCACTAGCTTTATCCTTTATAGCATTATAGAAACTATTAGCCTGAGTTTCTGGAGAACTAGTTCCAACCAAGAAATGATAAAATCCTGTTTTTAATCCTACATAGTGTGCATTAGAATAATTAGTGTCTAAGTAACTATCTGTAAATGTCGTTCCTTCTGTAGCTTTAATGTATACAGCTTCCACTCCTGCCGCTTTAACTTGATTGAAATTTATATTTCCATTATGATTACTTACATCTATACCTTTCATTTTCATCTTCCTTTCTATAATAAAAAAATAAGAGCAACCTATAAAGGCCACTCTAAAAACTAAGCTTGTACTGTTTGTTGCACATCTGTGTTTGTTGTTGCTGCTGCAAGCGATTGAAATTTACTTAATTGATCTTTTAGACTTGCATTTTCTGTTTGTAATTCTACGGTTCTATCTTGTAGTATCTTTAAGGCAGCTAATTCACTTAAAGCAGCATCTTTCCCTTGATTTACTTCACCAGCAACCGACTGTCTTAATTCAGATATATCATCCTGAGTTAATTCTGGGAATTTGGCGAGTAATATTTTATCGAATGCATCAGCTTTGCTTGCAATTTTTTCCTCAACAGTCTTAGTGATCCTAAAGTTTTCTTCAACTACATTCCAAGTTTGTTTTGCTGCTGTAATATAATTTTGATTTTTTAATAATGTTTCTTCTAATCCTGCCTTAATTGCTTTCTTTCCTAATACTTCTATTAATAATTTCACTAGTGTTTTTATCATTTTACATACTTCCCTTCATTCTTAATTATTCTTTTTCTTTACTTTTAATTTTTAAAATATCAATTGCTTCAATAACTGCGGGTGGCATTTTAATTCCCATTAATCCTAGATTCTCTACTATGCTTAACACCTCATTTGTCATAAACCCCAATATAGCTGCATTTCGTAAGAATCCATTTGAATTTACAACAATATCTATTTGAACAATCACCATAATCATTAGATATAAATATATTTTTTTTACTAATCCTTTAAATCCGGCGTCGCTTTGTGCTCCTCCTGTTTCTGTTTTAGGGCTGTTTTTGAAAATAATGGCCACAGCTCCACCACTTAAATAGTCAATTACACTGCAAATTACTAATGCGTGTATAAGATAGTCCCACCCGCCTAATAAAGGGGTTAAAAAACCTCCTACTGTACAAATGCATCCATAAAATGCTGTTTTTATTACAAGTGCTTTTTCATCCATATGTCACCTTCCTCATTTCAGACTAATTAATATACCTTTCTACGATTAGGTCTAAATCTCTAATAAATTTTTCTTCCTTTTGAGTTAACTCCTTTTTATCAGTTAATTCTTTACCCAAATTTATAGCACTAATAATGAACTCTTCCATGTCCTTTTCCACAACGTCACCTCTGTATTTAAAACAATAAAAAAACACCTCATCGGTGCCGATCTATTGCTTGTATTATTTTATTAGTCTATTTTTCTATGATGCATTACTTTCTGTCTCTGTATTTTCCATAGCTCCCATATCAATGAGAACTAATTTTACCTGCTCTTGCAAGTTTAAAAGATTAGGAACATCTTTATATTCATAAGTACCTCCTACTATTAATGTAATCCATACTTTTACACATCCACTATTTTTATTAAATTGCATTTAAAACACTCTCCTTATCCAATATTAAACACTTGGTTTTTCCATTGTTGCCACTATACTTGTTAGCTCTGCATTTGCCTGTGTTAAACTATCTATTTGTTCTTTTAAAAGCTCTATTTCTGTTTTTGGAATATCTTCGTATATTGGTGTATTTGGTGTTACAGAAACATCAATTCCTACTATTCTTTTTCCTGTTGGGACTTCATCCTCTAAATATTGAATACCTCCTTCAGGTATTCTGTTCTTATCTGATGTTAATTGAAAAAATATATACCCTGTAGTATCATAAATAACTAATGTTTTCATAAAATAATTCCTCCTTAATTTTAATAATAAGCTCTCCAGCTACCACTTTCACCATCACTAGATTTTAAATTAACATTAAATACAAATCCAGTATCAGTTAACGCCCTATACGTTGGATCTATATCCATACTTCCATAATCCCCACTATGATTATCTAAATAGGTCATCTTCCAATAATCTGTTAATATAGTATATTTATATTCATGAGTATTTTCAGAACTTGACTCTAATAGATACTCATAAATAAATACAACTTTAGGTCTAGAACCCAAATTAATTGTTTGAGAAGATACATCCTGTGTAAAGGTTCCTGATGCTTCCCTAGAACCTCTTGCTGTTCCTGTAATATTAAACATTGTTACATTAGCCACTATATTTTCTGGAGTCAAGTGAGAATCTCCTTTAATTGTTTGCGCTTCTGAAATATATTGCCCTGCAGCAATTGTTTTATCTGTAGTCCCTGGCGTTATTGTTTCTGCTGATTTTGTAGGAATATTTTGAGTAACTACTTCTGTACCTGGATGATAGCCCTTTGGTATTGCATAAGTTCCGTTTATAGGTAAATTAGTAGTTGGCGTATTGTTATTAGCCATACCTCCATGAACTATTCCACTATTGCCAGTACCGTAATATCCGGTTAATAACGTATCTGATGTTAAATTCCCCTCACCCCCTTTACCCAGCAATTGAAAATTTGAATTCTTAGCATCATAGATAATATTAGCAATTAAATCCTTCCTTATATTTGAGACTTTATTACCGAAATAATCTACTATATCCATTGCACTTGAGTTATTAACTATTAGTGTAGAATTTCCTGTGCTATCTGCATTAAATCTTACTTTTAGCGGATACCCGTCAGTTAAAGAATCAATATCTGTGCTAGTAATTGTATAAACATTGCCATTATTAGTAGTTGGATAAATTTTAAATTTATTATCTATGCTTTTATTTATTTCTTTTTGGTTACTACCTTTTATAATTGAAAATGTTGTATTTGTATTAACAATCCCTGTATCATATTGCAAATTGCTTAATGTAACGGTAACATTTGCAGCATTTCCTATCGCTGCATATACTTGATAATTCCAAGAATAAGGTCCATTTGAGGCAGGTGAAGTATAATCTCCATATTCACCAGCACTTGCATAAGAATAAAGGATTTCCCCTTCGTCAGGATCTTGAGCGTATAATCCAATTTCTTGAATATAAACACTCTCTGTCATATTTTCATTCGTTAAGGTTCCGCTAATCAATGCAACCTTTTCAGCAGTATTTACAGTTTTACCTTGTATAGCTATATCATATTTATGATTTACTAACGCTGTTAAAGTCTGTGGATCTGTATTTCCAATACTTCCTATACCAACAGCTATTTTAGTGAAATTTATTACTTTACCAGCTTGGCCTTTAGCATACAAAACCTGTCCTTTATTGGTAAGAATCATGCTATTAAAATTAGCCATTTACATCATCCTTTCTTAAAAATAAGCAATAAAAAAAGACTATTGCTAGTCCTCTTTTATTGCTTTTAAAATTTTTATTTTACTACATCCTTTTTTTCTATTGTGTATTAAAAGAGTTAAATTTATATGTTTGAACTCTTATTTAAGTTATTAATTTTAATATTATCCTTATAGTTTCCTAGCAAAATTATATTTAAAATATTTATTTTCCTTATGACAAATTTTGAAATTATATACGGTATAACTAATCCCCATATAAACATATTTACAACTACAAAATTATAGTTCAAATTCATTTTTGTAAATAATATTACTCTAATTGGAACTTGCACAAACCATGAAATTAAATAAATGTCATAACTAAAATCTGATATCTTCCCTATTATATTATTTACCTTATAAAAGTTTAATAAAAATAGCCCTAATGACAAACTTGTTATTATTCCAATTAAAGATATGATAAAATTAAAATAATAATTTTGTGAATTAAAATTTATAATGTTTAATAGTACCAATAGGGTAATTCCGAAAAATAATGTCATTTTATTTCGCACTATTTTTTCTATTGATTCATAATGTTTATAAACAATTAATCCGAAATAGAAAAAAAATAAATATTGAAAAACATTATAAAACGGGCCCGAAATTTCTTGTAATAAAAAGTGTAATACAAATGATAACAAGAACATCGCTTCTAAATTTATTGAATTTAACAATATAAATATTATTGATATTATAAATAAAGTATATAAAAACCAAGAACCACCGTAAGGCGAACCACCAGTCAAAATACTCAACAACGAATTGCTAAAATCAAATTTATGATGTGCTACATCTGAAAATAAATATTTTAAAATTAATGCTGGCACAGATAATATGAAATACGGAATCATTAATCTGAAAAATTTCTTCTTAATACATTGTAATTTACTTTTTAAACCACTAATTTTTAATATTTTAAATGAAACAAACCCAGACATAAACATAAATAATGGCATATGAAAAGAATATATAAATTGCTCCATATACTTTATAATCATGCTATGATTATAAATATGAAAGTCTGAATCTGGAAAGGAATGTCCTAATACGACCAATATAATAGCTATTCCTCTTGTAGTCCTTATTTCTTCAAAAAACTTATTCATCCCCTATTATCTCCCCTTATATTTTTTTACTTTAAATTCCTTCCAATTATACAACACTAAAGTTATTCTATCAACAGGAGGCAAGTTTGGACATAGGCTTAAAATCAAATTTAAGATACTTTATTTCTAATAATATCGATATATGGCATCGATGTTTATTTTATATTGAGTGTAACCACTTACAGTAGGGAAAGTTCCTGTTAATATAATATCATTACCACTAGAACTTACACTTAAAGGAATAGTCTGGTTTACAATATTATTGGAAGTATTATTTATTATCGCATATACATAGGGGAAAAATAGTGGGCTCATATTTGGTATTTTTAAATTTAATGCCTGAGAACTTCCTGTATTCACACTTCCATTTATAGCTCCAAATAATCTACCATCAGTAATTCGCAAACTTGATCCATCAATAAAACTATAACTATTATTAGGAGTAGGAGTTATTGTAGTAAAATATTTCTTGAATGAATATATTCCATCTACATTGCCTAAATAAAAAGTAGTTGGTTTACTATCTAATCTAATATCTACTATATATTGAGCAGTTGTCGAATTATCTTCATTGTAAAACAAATACCCACTAGATTTATTAGACCATGAGCATATCGAGTTTGTAATTCTTAACTGAGGTTGTAATGCTCTAGCTTTAATTTTAAATGCTGTTTCGTATGTATCACTATAAACAGAATCTAAAATACTCGAAACATTAATGTCGGATAAGTCGTAATAAAATACCGATCCTGCATAATCACTATCTACAGGCCATGCATGAATATTATTATATTGATTATAAGTTTTATTAATTATAAAAGTATGTTCTCCGTATCCTGTTACATTGTTTACAATACAATCAGAGGTGATAATATATATTCCAACGCTTGTACCACCATTAGCAACTAAATTTAAATCATGTATAATATTTTCATATCCAGATTCAATTTTTATAGCAATACCTGTGTTATTAATTCTACCGCCATATATTTGTGATCTCTTACAGTTCATTTTTATTCCATTTACACAAGTTAAATATAAATTAGTTATATCTGTATTATCGCAAGCGTAAGGGGTACTAGTATCATCAATATTAAGAAACCAATCAGCACTACATACTACTTTAGCATAATTAAAGTCAATCTTTATTCTTTTAGTTATATTTAAAGTTGTATTAACTAAATAAGTCTTTTTGGAATTAAATTTCAAACAAGCGTTATTTAATTGCGCTGAATTAATAGCATTTTGAATTGCAACTGAATCATTTGTTACACCATCACCAATTGCACCGAACATTTCGGGAATAAAATAGATCGCCATTTCTGACAAATGCGCATTAATTGAAGTAATAGAATCTGAATGATTTTTTAAATTAGTGTTAATAGTATTTAATATATTTTTAACATCTTGAGCACTTGCAGCCTTATTAAGTAAATCTGCTAATGTAGTGTTAGCTATATCACTTGCTAAATTTCTTATTTCTTCAATTGTTGTTTTTCGGTATGATCCTTCCTTACTTACAAGAATAAGTTCTGTTCCATCTATGCTATCTACATCTATATAATCGCTTATTTTTAACTCTGACATTTTTTATTCCTCCTTTTAGCTAACGATATAGTTACCATTTTCATCTACAAGATAATTTCCGCCCTCATCCACTACTTTTGAACCTTTTATTAAGATATCCACCAATTCAAGTGTTTGTTGTGCTTGTATAAGCTTTTTATCAATAATCTTGGAATTATAATTAAAATCCTCCTGATTTACCTTGTCAGTGTCTTCAGGCATTTTTAATCCAAAGTTATTTGTATATTGCATTGTTCCACCTTCTTTAATAAGTTTTTGCATCATCCCACGTTGGACTATTATTTTTTGTATCTTCCCACGTTGGAGCTACTGCTTTATAAGCTCCCCATATTACATTTGTTGGCTGTTCCGTTTTAATCACCTCAGTTTTTAAGATTCCTATCTTCATAGCAATATAAGACTTAGCATGAATTTTCTCTGCTGGATCCCAATTTGTATTTACAGTTTCAACTTTAGAAACTGTAACTTTCATTGCTGAATAAGGATGAAAAGGAATTTTAGAACGACCAATGTAGTTAACCTTAACTCCTTGAGGCTTAGGAATAATATATCCATGTTGCACCAAATCCTGCTGTATTTGATCTGCATATCCTGTTATATAGGCATTAAAACTCATGTCCTGATTATCTTTAATTTGTAAACTTAAATCAGGATCATCTCCAAAAATATTGCTCCAAATTTCATACATTGATGGTATAGTTCCATCCCACATATTAAATGCAATTTTAGCTTTTAATACTAATCTATAGTAATTATCTGTTAAAACAGGATCAAAACCATTCAACGGTTGAAATGTTAAAGCCCTTTCCCTGCCTATTATCACTCCTAATGTATCTAATTGCTTTCCTATTGCATTATCTATGTCAAAAGCTTCATCCATACCTTTTAAAACATTATAAATATCATCTACTATATTTAGGTTTGATGTTAGCCAAGCTATGAAGTTGGGTTTATCTCTATGTTGGGATGTTATATTATTTAAATAACTATCTATGGCCATTTAACCACCTCTATGTCACATTAATGGTAATGTAATTAACATCGCCTCTTGTTATTTCTTTAAAACTCAAATCTATTTCATTAGTTCCTTGCATTCCTCCATGTCTAGCTGCTGTTAGGCCTGTTATTGAGAATGTGGGATTTGTTAAATCAGCATTAGCCTGCAAAGCAATTCCCCATAAAGCAGATATGTCTAAATTTGAGCCTATTCCCAATGAATTAAGATAAGTCCCAATGTTATTTTTAATAGTGCTTGTTGTATTTGTTGTATAATTTCTTAAGGCCTTAACATTTACAACCACATCTATATCTACATATTCAATTCTAAAAAATCTTATTGGGGTAATTTCACCAGCCGAATCTGTAACTTCAATTTCTATATCACCATTTGTATAACATCCAGGCCCTTTATGCGTAAAAATAGCTTTAGCAATATCTTCGTTATCACCATTTTCAACTACAGCTGTAATGGAATGAGGTGGTAATCCTCTAGAATCTACAACATTTGTATCATTTTCATATACTTCTGATCTTGTAACTCCAGCAACATTTGCTACCGCTCCTTTTGTTCCTTCTAATACTGTTTTACTTGGTTGTGCTGTGCTTGTAGATTGCCTTTTTCTTAATTTACTATTGCTTTCAATTTCCGAACCTAAAGTTGCGCTTTCTTGATTATAAGCACCCTTCCAACCATAAACAGGATTATATATACCTGTTATTTCGCCTACATTAGCTACAATAGGGCCAGCTATTTCACATGTAGCAATAACTGTTATATTTCCTTCTTCAGGAATTGTTACTATGTTTGGTAAATCCCATTTAATATTGCCAATATCCAATACAATACCATTTCTTATTGGTGTTCCTGGTATACCAGTAATAGTGATTGGTACTGTGCTATAAGTAGCAGATTGCCTCTTTATTCCATTAATCTTCACCAATGAATCTAGAGCATTTGTTAATGCTGTAACAGGGCTTTTGTTATTATAAACATCTACAGCTAATTGAAAAGCATCATATATTTTTTCACTTACAGTCGCTATCCATTGATAATCTTGCGAGTCTGCCCCTAAATATATATCTGAACCCCAAATTTTTTGAGCACTTGAAATTAAGCTATCTCTAATATCTATATACGTAGGAATATGAATTCCAGTATCATTAATACCAGGTGTAGTATAAGACATTTGACCACATCCTTTCTATAAAGTATTTGAAACTGTGACAGTTCCATATTTCGTATTAACTGTAGCTGAATATGAATATTGTCTTTTGGATGAATCATAGCTACTTGAAAAACTCTCAATTCCTGTTACGTCAGTAGTCCCTAAAATTCTTGATTTTATAAGAGAATCAACTATCGTGATATTATCTCCAGTGCCCCTAACTCCTAAGATTTGTTGAAATAATGGAAGTCCTTCTTCTGTATCTTCAAACCATTCATTTTTTAAAAGCTTCATGCGTGTGCTTATTGCTTGAGCTACTGCATAAGTTCCATAAGTAAGACACTGCTGTCCTTTTCCAAAAGTATAATCTCCATTAACATCTAATTTACGGTACTTCAATCCTATATCCCTCCTAAAAAAGGCATAAAAATAACACCTTTAAGGTGCTTGATAATCTTCTCCATTTATTTTTAAATTTCCTACTATATTAATTTCTGTATCTTTTACTTCTATATATTGAGTTCCGGCTAAATTTCTTAATTGTGCTGAATCTGTAGAATAATTTGATATTACATTAGGCTGTGAATATGTTCCTAAAATTGCAAAACAATCTGAAAGATCATGTCTTCTTTTTTCAAGCTGATTTTGAATTTCACCCAAACTAAGCCATCCGTCTATACACATATCAGAAAATATTATAAGACATTCATCACCTTGTTTTACTGGCAATGTTAAAATAAAATTTCCAGCACGAGGAATGACAATTGGTACATCAAGCAATAAAGGCAAGTCCTTCCATGAAGTAGAATAATCAGAGCCAATAACCTTTTCTCTTATGCAAGGTTGCACTGTGCAAGTTTGAGTTTTAGCATCAAAACTTTGAATTATTCCAGGAATAGAAACTCTAATTACATTCTTTATTGACTTTGCTAATGCTTTATCCTTCTCTGAATCATTATTAGATATAATTATCTCTTTTATATTTCTGCTCAAAGTATTCACCCCTAACTTGCAACCGATGGAATCACTCCACCTTCTTGAGTAATTGTTTGAAAATTTATATACCAATCATTTCCTCTTGTATCTCCTTGATATGTCATAGCTATAACACGATAGATTCCGTCTTTATCAAGTGATCTAAATAAAGCTTGAGAATTATTTGTATTAGAATTTGTATCATTAGTTGCACTTGGTAATTCTCCACCATCTACATCTATGAGTGGCCTTGGTCTGCCTATAACATAATCACCATAAATAGGTCCATAAGATACTTGCTCATCCCCTGCTTTATTAGCCGTTCTTGCTGCATATATATCGTTGTTACCTCCATATATAGCCACATGATAACATGTGCCATCTCCATCAAACCAAAATACAATATCTCCAGCAATTGCAGCTTGAAGATCTATATTATATAGCCCTTGAGCTTTTACTTGCTGCCATTGATTTGTTGTTATATCTAATATGTCTAAACCTGCTACTCCATAACAGTGCTTTACAAACAAAGAACAATCATAATATGTTATTCCTTCTATTGTTTGGCCTCTTTTTTCTTGACTATATCTAACATTAGGATCATCGCATATTTTCTTAGCTTCCGCGATAATAGCTTGTCTTGTACTATTTACACTTGGCATATTTTCGCTACTGTTAGTACTAGTCGTTGAAACACTTGGTGCAGAATTATTGCTATTAATTTCAATCTGCTTAGCTCTAACTAAGCTATTATTTATATGAATAAGGCTATTAAGCTTAATTTGAGGATTCAATAAGCATTGTCCTGTTAATCCATAATCTGTTTGTGATGGAACTCCTATAAGTCCAGAACTTGGATTCAATTCGAATATCTCACCATCTGGTAACTCATCCATACTCACTAAATTTAATTCACCATTATCCATATAAAAATGTAAGTCATAACTTTCAGCTATCTGTTGTATATAATCACTTATTTTTCCAAACATTACTTTCCCTCTTGTTAATGTTCTATCTTTTAATTTATCAGAAATACTTCCAAGTGGAATAGGAATGCTTGCTTTGCTTGCTATATGTTCAATTATATCTCTTGCAGTTTGTCCTCTAGCTATGGAGTAATTAGCAATTTCAAAGTTTATAGCTCTATCTGAATCTAACGCTACTATTGTTAATTTATAAGTATTACCATTCTCTTTTTCTCGAATTGTCTGAAGAATATCACCATCAAATATTAATCCGAATTGAGAACCTTCATAACCTGCTTCTACTGTTACTCTAACCCCAGACATCATAATTTTATTTTCGGTAAGTGCATTTAAATTGTAAATAGTAATTACGCTCGAATTAGGTTGCATTAGTATAGTTTTTTCTATATTGAATGTACAATGCAAATCTGAAACATCTAGAGCGTTACCTGAATTATCACTAACAGTTATTCGGTATCTTCGTCCAAAAATCATATCACCTTTTTTCTCGCTGTTAGCAACAATTTGATAATTAGTGGCTTCAACAGTTATTTGTTCTGAATTACTATTAGAACTATCTCCACCTATATACGTCCCATTATCGTACTGAGTTAGATTATTTTCATTTAATACCTGCATTGTTATTGAATAGTAGTTTGATTCAGTCGCATATCCTGCATCAGCTATTGCTTTGACTTGAGCACTTGCATCCTTTAGACCAATCGCGGCCTTGTAACGTGAGTTGTTGGCTAAAAAATATCCGTGATCGTCTATAGAATCATCCCAGGAGTTATAATGAGTATAGTATCCACCATCATCCGTTGCCCATGTTCCTTGAGATATATTTAAGTTTGGATTATGATTTCCATTATACTTAATCCCAAATAAATTATTATCTGTTCTGGCTAAATAACTATTCCCCCACCCACTTTCATTTATGGCTTGAGCGATTGTTACAGATGGCAAAATTCCATATTTCTGATAACCTTTTTTTGCACCATTCACTATTTTATTTATAAAGTCTTGGTTGCTCATATCGTTTCGCTCCTTTTTAATTATTGGATATAAAAAAGACCTTAGTAAGCTACTAAGACCTTAAAATTGAAAAGTTTTATTTAGTTATTAAACCTTCATAATATAACCTGTACTTTTATCTACATAAAACCATGCTGATGTAGCGGTATGATCTCCCATGTCATCATAACAATGAATTAAATAAGTATTATCTGTATCTTCCTCAATTGTAATCTTTGAAGGAATGTAAGCATTATTTTCACTTAGATAAATTTTAATATTTTGGATTGCCTGTTCTTTGCTAATATTATCATTTGTATTTCCTTTACCTAAGTACTTTATTTCTAAATTGTCATAAAGCTTAAATATTTTGCAATTATATGGATCATAAATATAATAGAAATCTGCATCATCGCCATATTCATTTTCAGCCTTTAAGCCAACAACCCATTTGTCAGCCAAACCATAATTGCTTAATCCACTTGCCTCTTTGATGTAGCTTTTTCCAACATATCTTAATTTTAAGCCGCCTGAGAAAGGATTGACTATATTAATAATTGATTGAATTTCACTTGGAATTACTGTTGTTGTTTTAGAATCATTCAGGGAACCATTCTCACGCATATAGTACCATGTTCCCTTATCAGTTATCCACCCAGTTAACATGTTACCATTTCCATTAAAAAAATACCATTGGCCGTTGTTTTGAAGCCATCCCGTCTTTAACGTACCATCTGGACCAATATAATTCCAATATTGGTTACTGTTTTGTTTCCATTCAGCATATGCTGGAACACTCGCTACAAAAGTTGTTGTAAATATCATAATCAAACTTAATATTCTTTTTTTAATATTTTGTCTCATTATATCATCTCCCAGTTTCTAATATATAACATAATTGTATATTATATATTTAGATTGGGCAACTTTATTTTATGCTGTATCTCCCCATACAATAACAAAGCTAGTTCCAAGATTATATTCTGTAGGTAAATCATCTGTCAAAGATGTGTCCACTTTTATTAATCTCAATGAGCCCAATTTTAAATAGCTATATTGCTCTAACAGATTAACTCCAGTGACTAAATTAATTCCTGAAACTAAGCCATTATTACTAGAATCTAAAATATCTAGCACCCAACAACCAGATTCTGTATTATACCTAAGGAAAAAATTAAACCTTATAGAGCCTCCATCTACAGGTATTGTGCTTGTAAAAGTTTGATTTGGATTTGATGTTACAGGTAATATATACAATTAAATTTCCTCCTTTTAATCAAGGAAACTAGCTAGTGCGCTTGCCTCTTGAACCTTTTGCTCTCCCTCATTTGTTACATCTGTCTTTTGTGGTCTTTGTGAAATTTTAACTGTAGTAACAATGGCCACTAACAATTCTTTTAACGTTACGTTTGCTTTTAATGCATATGCTGTCTCATTTGAATCAGATGCAGATAGAGTTTCTATAAGCATATTTTTATAATTCCATAACTTAGTATAAACATTAATCATTATTCTATCAGATTGCAACTGCTTTAGTATTTTATAAGCATTCACTGATCTACTAGCTGAATCATTTGAAAAGCTTTCGAAACCTCCATATGTTACATCAACCATTACATCAGACATTCCTATTTCAAAACTTAATATATTAGGTTGCATAAATGCATGATCTGCTACATTAGCTCCTGTTTGAACTGGATGTTCTGTTATAGATAATGTGCTCTCGTGGTCTATATTAAAATAGGCATCAAATAAATAATTTCCTTGTGCTGTTTCAAAATATGTCTTAAATATTTCCTGTGCCATTTTAATACCCTCCTTGTAAACTTCTCAATGTTATTCCATTAAGATTTTTATTTACAGTTTTTGCAGTTGCATTAGCATCATTTCCACTATACACATAAATTTTATTATCATTTTTTATATTATTATGTGAATTTTGTGTTGTAGTTGATGAATTAGATTCATTTCTTATACTTGAAGTAGTATAATTTGAAACTTTATTATTCATATTAGTATTAGAAAAATTATTTACATTTGCACTAGCATTACTTAACCTATTTTTAAATTCAGAATTTTTGGATGGATCGCTGAATGCGTTTTTTACACTATTCCAAGCACCTTGAGCACCTTTTACAAAGGAACTGTTCATAACTTCTTTTTTTAACTCTTTAAAATACTCAATTAAATTTCTAATTTTTTCTTCTAAATAAGCTGCACCCTTTCCTAATTTATCTAGAAATGTGCCTGTTACAGACTTACCACCTTTGAAATAAGTCATTAAATCATCTAAAAGAGCTAATAACCCCACTATTGGAAAAGTTGCCGCAATAATTAAAGCTGCTACTACTTTTAATGCCGATTTAACTGGGCCTGGCAATTTATCAAATGCTTCTCCAATATTTCCTATAAGCCTTATTATTCCTACAATTGGTGATGTTAATTTCAAAACTTCTACTACTATTTTTACTATAATAGAAAACATCCTGAATAATATTCCTAATATACTTCCTATGATTTTACCTGCATTAGGAATATTTTTAATAATCCATTCATTAAAACTTCTTACAGTTTGTCTCAAATTATTTAATGGTCCTGCCGCATATTTAAGAATATAATTTCCTATCCATTGAAAAGCTAAACTTCCTAATTGTTTCAATCTAGAAAACTCCAAACCGATACCTTGAATGACTTTTAAATTATCGGTGTATTCTCTTGGTAATTTTAGTTCTTTAGAATCTTGCCTTAATTGGTTGAATTGCTTTAGCAAAGTAGGACTTAGCCATAAATCCTGCATAGATACACCTAATGTTTTCATTGCCATATCTACTTCTTTAGCATTCTCTTTAGTAGTCCATAGTTGCCGTGAAAGTTTCTCGTTTTCTATATCTTGCTTTGCCAAACTTGAAATTCCAGAAACTAACTTTGCTATTCCTGCAACTACTCCAACAATAGCTGTACCAACTAAAGCAAACTTAGTAACTGCACTAAGAGAAAATTTTACTATGTTAGCTGTACCTTCTTCTGCCAATTCTTTGGTTGCATTCTTTGCGTTTAAAACTTGATCTACTAAATTTACATTCTGTAATTCATTTTTAGAGATAGTGGCCAGCCCTTTAGCTCCAGATTCTGAAGTATTTTGATTAGTTGCAGGTCCTTTAGTCTCTGCGTTAGATGTTTTGATATTACTATTATCAGCTTTCTTCTTGATTTGCTCATTAAACTTAGAATACAATTTAGCTAATATTAGAATGTCATTAATCATATTTTGAAAAGGAGTTCTTAACCCTGGTGTTAACTCACTAACGCCTCGGCTAAAAGTATTAAATAAAGAAAAAAGATCTCTCAGAGTTTCGCTAGATTCTGAAAAACCTTTCTGGTTACTTTCATTAAATTTTTTAATATTTTGTTCTGCGTTATCCATGGATGAATTAGCTTTGTTAAATGAATCTTCATCTACTTTAAACCCGATACCAACTAGATAACTTTTAATTAAATCAATAGTAGCCATACTCTCTACACACCTCCTTCTTTCCTTGAAGCTTCATACGCTCTTCTTTTATTTTCTTCCGTCACTTCTAATAACTCATGAGCATCTAATAGATCATCTAAAGTGTATGTTCCATCCCATAATTGATGCTGTTGCCACATTCCTGCAATTACTGGCGCATATAAAAAAGCATCAATATTCTTTAATTCTGCTGGGATATATTCAATTTGGCTGTCAGAGATTTCAAGAGGCTTTCTGGAAAAAAATTTTTTAAGTTAAAAAATAAGCTTTGAATTGTAAGATTCATTGTTAATCCAACATTATCTGATATGTTCAAAGCTTCAAATTCTCCATATTGATTTAAAATAAATGGTTTGCCTCCTGGTAATATTTCTTGAACTACTTTTAATGCATTCTGCTGGATATATTTAAAATCTTTCTCTGGTAAATCTGTTAACCCATCTATTAAAGCTTCTAAATTTAAATCCTCTAAATTAATATCAAAAGTTTGTGTGTTTATGTTTTTAAAAAGTGGCTTTAATATTTTTAAAAGTTTAAGTAACATAAATGAACTTGTCTGAGCATCCATTTTATTTAATATAAATGCACGTCCATCTACATCAATTTGTTTTGTTTTTTCTGGAATATCCATTGATTAACTCTCCTTTCTTATTCTCTAGTTATCTCTGCAGCCATTAGATTCCATGTAACCATTTGCCCTTGCGCCTGGTATGGAATATCTGCTGGCTTTTCAGGTGATACTCCTGTACATGTTATAGTAAAATCTGAATTGTTATCTTTAATAGTGATTGCCATAGCCGCCCAATCAGCTGTTGTTGATCCTGAACCATTAATATAGTTATACCAAGATTTTTGTAACCATTGATGAATCTCTGATGTTTGTTGAACGTTAACCGCTACTGTTCCATTGTCACCAGCAACTTTAGAGATCATTACTCGCCCATCTGCCGAAACATTATGTTCAGTCTTAGTAGTTGCTTGAGAAACTGCTATACTACCAGTACCAGCTCCAGTAGTTGATTTTGAACCCACATTCTCATGAGAAAACGAACAAGTTACATCATTAAAACTATAAACATCATAAGCCATTTACTTCTCTCCTTCCTATCTATTCACATATAAATTAATAGAAACATATTCAATTGCACCTGCTAATTTAACTAATATATAAATCGGAGGTGCTTTTCTAGCCTCTCTATCTGCTTGCGTTTGATTTGCAATACTATCAGCGATTATCTTATAACCTCTAGGTAATTCGTCGCCTGTGTTTACTGTTAAAATGCTTGCTGCATTCCAAGTACCTCCAGTTATAAAACCAGTTGTCCTTGATTTTTCTAATGCTGCAGTAAGATTATTTATTAGTAATGCAATTCCATCGTCTGTCTGAGCTATTTTAGAATTTGATTGTAATGAATTTAAAGCTGCAGCTTGAATATTATTAGTCAGTACATCTAGTCCTAAAATTTCATCAAAAGGTGTACCATCTGCTGTAACCCCATTTTCAAACATATTATATACAGACCCTCTATT